ATGAAAGTCACTCTAAGCGTATTCAACATTTTATGTGTCGCTTTTTCTGCACATGCTGAACTGGTTACCTCACTGTCCAGTGAAAGAAGTGAATATAACTTAAATTTTCATCCTTCCTTTAGTCGTGTTGTGTTGGCACGCTCAGAACAAGATTTCGAAAACGCTGAAGTCTGGGAGTATCAGGTACGAAATAGTAGCTTTACACACCCTCATAGAATAAGCCTTGGACCAGCCGAATTTAAATACTCAGATCCAATGTATTCCCCTGATGGGAAAAAATTATTTTTTATTTCTGATAGGCCAATAGAAGGTGAAAAAATTCGCCAAGACTATAATATCTGGCGAGCAACGCTCATGAGCCAAAAGGCTAACGACATTATACCGTTAGCTAAGGACATCAATTCTGCTGACGATGAATTTGGCCCTGAAATCCATCAAGGGACACTTTATTTTTCAAGACGCAAAGAGCGAAATTACATTCTTATGTCTGAAGATAGAAAAACTCACAAAGCCAGGCAATGGACAAACATACCCAAAGCACAAGACATAGAAATGCGCAGTGACCTTAGCCTTTCTCCAGATGGAAAGGTGGCTGTTTTTTGGCAAATATCTAAAACCATCCCCCAAGCTGATATTTATGCGAGTCGCTATATTTCTGGGCATTGGAGTGCACCTATCAAGTTGTTGGCGGATGTAAATTCAGAGCATCATGAGATTAGCCCACAGTTTTCACCCGATGGCAAATGGCTCTATTTTAGCAGTGAGCGCCCAGAATCTGGCTATGCCTTGTTTAATATTCACAGAGTCAGTACCGAACAAGCGTTTCCCAAGAACTGGTATGAGGCGCACTTTGCTCCTAAGCGACTAAATTTATTGGCAGAAATGGCCACTATACAAGACATTGAGCAGTTTGCTTACACGCTCACTTTAAATAGCTCAGGCAAAACAACGCAACAGCATGTTTTGGTTGATTACCAGCCTTTTAGTTTGAAGATCGTTCGAGATCAAACCAAATACGACATAAATCACGAAACAGGCTTAAAAACAGACTTAAATACACAGTACAAAACCACTATGGACAGCAGTGAAATTAACAAGGAATTACGGAGTTTGCGCTTGAATTTCTTAGATTTATTTAAGCAAAAAGACACGCTGATATACAGGCAATATAGTAAAAACAGAAATAATGAACACCTTTATCGTGTAGAGTCACCCGAAATAGAGCCATTTAGTATATTGGTCGACAAAAGTAAACAAAAAATATTAAAGTTATTCTATGATGACTCTAGTTTTGGTATTGAGTCTGATTATCAAAAAATCAATGGGATATGGTGGCCGCATAAGTTCTCATTCCATTCTGACAACAAAGAACTAGCCACTGGATTATTTTCAAATATGTGCATTTACTTTGCGAAAGATAATACCAACAAATGTGCACTTATGGGAGAAGATAAATAAGCTGTAGAGCAGTTTATTCCGATAGATAGGGGTGATGGTGGGTGAAAATTCAAGCTACATAAGTACTGTTTTTATAAAACTATACTTGTGAAAAATGAGAGGCTTGTGCAAAGCCTCTCATATCATATTAGCGAATATATACTCGCGTATAACTAATCGTTCTCGCATATGACGAAGATGGGTAATAGGCTCGATCAAAGGTTATATTAGGCACGATACCCGTGAATATTTTTGAATGCGAACCAGCAGCAGAGCTATTTGATAATACTAATGCAGCACTGTTTGAATATGGTGAACCAAACAAGTTAAGTGTAGCACTATTGGTTTCTAAAGAATCTGCAAGCGAATTTCTGATCTTACTTACACTAATGAAGCTCCGATGCCTAGGTTTTGAGTCAAAAACTCGGTACTCTTCAACCATAATTGAACCCGTGTCGCTCTTCAAGGCTTGCCAATATTCGTCCTCAAGCACCCCTTCACTATCATACTTAACTGAATTAGTAGGATTTAATGGTTTTGACATTCTATCATTTGCAAATAAAGTCCACCCACCTCCTTTGGTGGTCATATCACAATACACAGATATTTCGAAAGCATTACCTGTAGGCCCATCTACATCAATGTGATAGAAACCATCTCCAATGCTTTTGCCAGCATGCAAAATTTCTTTACACGAACTATATTTAGGTTCAGAACTTTGTTTAGCAAACTCAAACTTGGTATTTTGTATCTCACCTGTATCTTCATCAAAGGCTGAGAACACATATTTATAGATCCCCAACCCATATGTCTGCGGCACATTGATGTAGCCATTTGACTTATCAATGCTCTCATTCGGCATTAAGATGGTAGATTTTGGCGCCGAGCGCGTCATTATTTTCCCATCTGGAAAAATAATATAATCGTAGTATTTTACATTTCTAACTTGCTCGCTGTTGTTTTTTAACATGCTGGAGAAATAGAGCCTACCGCCCTCTTCACTTACCACTGGTTTTTGCTCATGTGCAGAAGCCGTAATATTTAATTGTGCAAAAACCCCAGGGCTAGAAAGTAGTAATAAACTAGAAATTGCAATTGCTTTTTTCATATCAAATCCTTTTTTTGATCGTGTTTTATCGCGCAAAGGATTATACATCTTTCTTTTGTAACTAAAAAGGGTACGCTAATATCAAAGAATATTTTTATAATCGTAGGTTGGCAAATTGGGAAGGAGGCCAGAGCCTGTGCTTAACGTACAGGATGGCCTTAGTTGGAGAAAGGAATCGTTGGTAGGGTATTAGAAGAGAGGTACACAAACGAACTGCACAATTATGGTGCGGTTCGTTGGCGTTAAATGGAATTCTCAATAGATGTTATGTTGTTAGCTCAAGTGAGTTGCTCACAAACCAAGTGAGAGCGAAAACCCTGTTTATTGATACAATGCTCAACTTCACAGACAAACCAACTACCGTCCAAGTCACTTTTAGTGTTGGCTATTTTAACAACGCCACCTGCAACGATTTGAGCATTTCCTATGCATGAGATTTGAGTACTGGAACTTGCACGTTTTAGGCGATTGAGTTTAGCCTTTGCAACTCTTGTTGCCATGGCTTTGCCCGCGTACACATAGGGTAATACTACACTTGGACTGCCACTGCCGATTTTTACGGGCACCCGTAATGCGGTGTCAATATCGTAATAAAATGCGGTTACATCACCTACTTCGCGACAGGCATCTTTGTCATATCGCCAACTCAGAATGTCTGCCGGGGTAAGTACAACTTCTTTTAACGCTTGACCAGTTAACGAGCGTCCCGTGCCTCTGGCCATAAAAATCAGTTTGTCATGTGAGATTTTTAAAATGGCATCAAATTGTTCAGCAAGGGATGTAAGCAGTTGAGCGTCACTTTCATTTTGCTCAATATGTGGCAGCTCAATGTTGATAAATGCTGCTCCCACTTTAGCGTCAAGACCGTACTCGCCAGCAATATCAGATACCAGCTCCCCCAGCTTTTTGGGTTTTTTAGGGTCTTCAGGCCAAGAGCGTTGTTTGGGAGCTTTGAGCGCGGTATGCCACAGCAGTTTATTGCCAAATAGCTCCAGTGATCGCACAGGACCTGTTAAGCTAAACTCCCCCACCTCAAACTGGCCAAGAGGGTGAAGTGTAGCGCTTTTGTCTTCATTGCCTTTTTTGTAGCCCATCGCAATCTCGATGATATCCGTAGGCTTTGGTTGTTGAATTGGCGCTACTTCCAAGTTATCAAAACGCACGTAACAACTATCACTGGCCAAGCCTGTTTTGAGCCTGACTGTGACATTAACAACTCGGTCTATCAAACGCTGAGCGACTTCTTTTCCATTCGTTTTGATAGAAAACTGAGGTTGAATATCCATGATTAGCTCCTCAGTCCCAGATATTGATTATGTTCTGCTGTACAGGCTTTTCAATTACCTCGGGGAGAAAAATCGCGATATTTTCTGGATAAATAGCTCCCAATTCAGCTAAACCATGATTTGCTTCAAGCACCATTTCAACCATCGTGCTGCTGCGACCATAATGATGCCAACAGATATTGTCTAGGCAATCGCCATCACGCGTAATATACGTTACCCCGCTCATTGTTCATCTCCTTACTTAGTATTGCCGTCGTAACGATCTAAGGTCATTTGAAATTGGATCTCTCTGGGAATACCATCATTGAGAAATAATGAACGTTCTTCATTGATTGATTTGATGATCCATTTTCCTAAGATCCTGCCCACGGAGGCGTCAGACTTGCCATTAACTTTGACATAGCCAAGCGTGAGTGGTTTTCCTTTGGCAGCTTCAGCCCTCATATTGTCAACCTGATGGAGGCCATCTTTGACGAGCTGAGGGTAAATCGTGCCATCTAAATTGATCGTTTGTGCGCCTACCCCAACAAACTGCTGAACCGGGCTTTTACCTTCTGTTTGAGAATCTTGGGTCTTCCAGCGATACTCTGTCGCATAAGATAATTTGCTAAACGCCGCACTACTCACCGAGAATTTATAGTCCCCCAGCTGCATCATGTGCGACGCGTGACTTACTTTAGCCATTAAGCTACCTCATCAATATATCGCAAGCGTATATCACGCTGCGCTTGCTGTTGTTTTTCCTCAAGAACCAGCTTGATTTGCTCAGCGATTTCCAATGCCGACATATCTGGTGTCGCATTGACCGTAATATTGGCATTAACGGTCACGCTACTATTCACATGCTGCGCTGGTGATTTATCGCTAGTTGTTTTTTGCCCTAGCGCATTAAGCTCATTTGGATTAGCAATCAACACATCATTTTGTTGATCTGTAAGTTGCTGTGCTAAGGCTGATTTTCGATTTACATGTGCTTGCCCTGCCTTTGCGTTTCGTGAACTATCCCCAGCTAGCTCTTTATGCGATCCCCCCAGCTCAAACCTTGGGTCATTCGCCGCGCCACCTAAAGAGGCATCTACATTGGCAATATTCAAAGATTGTTCTGCAGCGGTTTCTTTTACATCACTATCTTCCAGTGAACTGCCGAACCAATCGCCTAAGAAGCCACCTAATGACTCACCTCCAAACGAACCTATTGCGCCACCAATCGCACCACCAATCAATGTGCCAACACCAGGAATGATAGAGCCAATGGCAGCCCCTGCTGCGGCACCTGCAAGCGCCCCACCTGCTCCGCCCGCTGCGGATCCAATTTGTTTCGATTTCTCGCGTTTGCTTAGGCTGTCATCGGCCAATGTACCGCCAATATCCGCAGCGCTCATAATGGTTCTAAGCGGGCCAGTAAAGCGGCCTAATGTTTTAGCTAGCGGGTTTTTCATTAATCTCTTAACAAAACCACCCACTTTAGGCTTTGCTTGTTTGTTGCCACCGAAAATTGGGTCATTCGCGGCAACGCCTTTGCCCAGCTTTGCTTGGTTGGCTGACTGAGACTTGTTCGGCGTAGCGGCTTGCTTAGAGTTATCTTTACGACCTCCATCCAATACCTTCAGTGCGGGTTTTGGTGATTGTGCTAGCTTACCTTTGTGTTTATTGGACGAGGATTTATCAGTGTCATCCTGTGTGTCTTTCACCCATGGCTGGGTATTACTACGCGGCTGAAACTGACGGCTTTTCGCCCCCTTGCGTTTGGCTTTGTTGCGCCTTCTATTACGCTTTTTGTTACGTTTGCTCGGCTTATCTTTTTGCTCTTCTGGCGCGTCTTCAGTGCCTAAGTTCTCAAAGAAATCAGTGGCGGCATCACCTATAGATGATAAATCGCCATTAAGGATCCCTTTGAAATCAAGCTTGCCAATAGCAGACGAGTGCTTTTCAAAAGCTGAAGCCGCATCGTTTAGACCGAAAGAGTTAAGAAGATCTGGACCCGCTTTAACCAATGATTGAAGATCGCCACCCATAATGCCTTTCATGTCTAGCTGCTTTAGAGCAGGCAAGGACTTTTTAAGTGCATCTGCGGGGCCCTGAAAGTTAGCCACTTTGAGTAAGTCTGGACCGACATCTAACAGCGATGACATGTCTCCCGAGGCAATACCTTGCAAATCTAATTGCTTAAGTGCTGGCATCGCAGTTTTCAGCGCTTTGGCTGGGCCTTTTAAATTGGCCGCTTTGAGTAAATCTGGGCCTGCATCTAATACCGAAGACAAGTCTCCCGAGACAATACCTTGCAAATCTAATTGCTTAAGTGCTGGCATCGCAGTTTTCAGCGCTTTGGCTGGGCCTTTTAAATTGGCCGCTTTGAGTAAGTCTGGGCCGGCATCTAATACCGAAGACAAGTCTCCCGAGGCAATACCTTGCAAATCTAATTGCCTAAGTGCTGGCATCGCAGTTTTCAGCGCTTTGGCTGGGCCTTTTAAATTGGCCGCTTTGAGTAAATCTGGGCCGGCATCTAATACCGAAGACAAGTCTCTCGCAGCAATACCTTGCAAATCTAATTGCTTAAGTGCCGGCATCGCAGTTTTCAGCGCTTTGGCTGGGCCTTTTAAATTGGCCGCTTTGAGTAAATCTGGGCCAGCATCTAATACCGAAGACAAATCTCCCGAGGCAATACCTTGCAAATCTAATTGCTTAAGTGCTGGCATCGCAGTTTTAAGCGCTTTGGCAGGGCCTTTGAGATCGGCGGCTTTCAAAAGCTGTGGCGCAAGGTCTAAAATTGAAGCCAAATCCCCTTCAACAGTGCTTTGCACGTTCAACTGATTGACGGCTGGCAGCTTGATAGGTGCCTGTTTTTTAGCAGCCGGATTTTGTGCCAGTACAGTGCCTTGTTCTTTACTGACTCGTTTGTTTTTACCAAGTGGCTTGTCGTGCAGTTTAGTGCTGGTTTTAGATGTTTTAACCTTTTCAAGAATTGGGTTGGCCGGTGTTTTGGCAATCAATTTATTCACAGAAGGCACGGCTATATGCTTGTCTGACGGTATTCCTCTGCTAACTACCTTTTGCTGTTTTTGTGCGGTTTTGTTTGCTGCAGTGTTTTTTGTTACGTTCTTTATTTGTTGTGTACTAGCACCTTTTACTTTGAGGCCTGCAACTGTATCAAGCAACTCTCGTATTGCGTTGCTGACCCCCTCTTCTACGCCACCTGACAACTCATTCGTAAGGTGCTCAATCGAATGGGTAACCGCGCCGATAGACCAGTCCAACGATGTTAAGCTGTCATCAAGAGATTCCACATTCATCGCTTTGAGCAAACCAAGCGTACTGGCTCGTACTGAAGACAAGTTCTCGCTCATGATACTTTGTGTATCAAGCTGGTGTACCACTGACTCTTGAACACTAAACAAGCCAGCTTCTACATTAGAAGCATTATCTCGCCCTGTATTACTGGCATTTGATGTCTCTTGTGAAGGATTCTTGAGATTTGCAGGTAATGAGCCTGAACTCATCTGTAAAGATGCATTTAATTCCAACAAATGCGCACGAAGGTCTGTGACATGGTTTGCGAGCAAGTCATTAACATTAAACGTTGCAAGCAAGCTAAGTAGTGACTCTAGCGGTTTGCTGTCAAATGCCAGCGCTTGCGATTGAAGCTGCTGCATCACCTGTCCAAGTAATTCGGCACTAGCGCTAATATCTTCATATGGCTGAATTTTTGGTAGCTTGTTTTTCACTTTATTTTCAGCAGTTCCCTGCAAAGTTGATGCACCCTGTTGTGTGGCGCGATTTTGATCAGAAGGATCCACAAATGTCATAGCAATACCTGAGAAATACATAGAAGTGAGCGAAGTGCCTGTAATAACTCTGCATTGATTACCAAAGGAGGGCTGGCGGTGCAGTGACAGGCGTGGTGTTTGTATTTTGTACGGCAAATAACACTAAATAATGCTATTTGCCGTACAAAAAAAGGCAGGGGTTACCCTGCCTCTGTGGATTGTTTGTATTCAACGGCTGACTCGAACCATTCGCATAGCTCAGGCTCGGTCAGCGCGTTTAACTCGTTTAGGCCCCACCCAGTATATTTAGCAAGGGCAATAACCATAGCTTTTAAGCGTTTGGGCGGGATACGAGAAAAGCCTGTAGCTTTTCTCGTAACTTGACAAAGTCGCTCCAGTCAAGTTCTTCAATTACGTCTGGAGAAACTTCACACAAATTCGAGAAGTAGCGAATTTCACTTTCTGACTCACTCAAATCTGTTTTGTCCACCATTAAACGATCACGTACTTTTGGTCGTCTCATCTTTAGTTCTGCATACTCATGCGCATCGACCGTGACTGGGAAGTTCAGTTTAATGATATCTGTCATAATTTATTACGCTCCAATTGCAGCACGTAGAAGTGCCATTTGATCTTTACCGTTGATAATACGAGTGTCGTTTTGTAGGTCGATGTCGTAGATAACATCCTGACCGATTTCTAGCTTGTATTTTTGAACCGCGTATTGAAGCGTCAATTTCGCTTCTTCGCCGTCTTTCCAGTTGCCCATGTCAACTTCTTTGAAGAAGCCTTCTAAAGTCACTTTAACTGGAACAGGCTCTTCGCCTTGTGCTTGAATCGCACCACGTGCTGTTAGTGGTGTTGTTTTACCACTCCAGTCACCTAGTAGCTTCATCATGTCGGCACTGTACTCAAGCAAAGTTACTGAGCCTTCAAGCTTTTCAAGTTGGCCTACATCAAGTTCGATTGGCGCTTGGAAACCTGAAGTGACTTCACGTGTTTTCACCGTTACTTTTGGCAACGTGATTTCATCAGCAATACCTAGATAGCCTTTACCATCAACGAATAGCTTGAATTTTTTTAAGATTTTAGGAGACATTGCCATTATACGATTTCCTCTAGGTAGTTGTTGGTTAGAATGCTCTTGAAGGTGATGTGCTCAGCCGGTGTTGGTGGTGTAAAGTCAAAGCTAAAGTACACTTTACCTGCCTGAATATTTTCAGGTGTGTTCAAATCTGCATCAGCCCAGATTTGACCGCCGATAATCGCACCCTGCGCTTTTAAGCTATCAAGGTATGACTGCACGCTTTGCGTTACATCTTCGATGTAAGTCTTTGTGATGTTGCGGTCAACCGCCCACATGTGAGCACGTAACAGCGAGTCGTTGATCATGTCCGCTGTACGAACCACTGACAGGAATGCCCATTTAGGGTCGTCAGAACACGTACGGTTACCCCATAACTTGAAGCCATTTTGACGGATAATCGTCGCAACTTCATTTTCGTTCAGTAAGTTAGCTCGGGCGCTTGCATCACCTAGCTGGAAGTCGATTGGGCGCTCAGTTGCCACGATACCATTCATGTTGGTGTTACTTGGGCTCCACCAGAAACCACGATCGTTATCTGATTTTGCAATCATACCCGCAACACGTGAACTTGCAGGCTCTACCACTGATTTACCGTCACGGAATACTTTAACCGCCGGGTCAACCACAAACACACGGCGTGAGCCGAAGTCTTTACGATATGCTTTTGCTGCGTTGTCGTCTGTACTTGGTCCATCAGCGATAATCACAGCGCGTAAACGCTCTGCAACTGTAACCATGTTAGAAACCACTGGGTTCTTCTCAGTGCCGTTCTTCTGGTGCGTGTAACCTGGAGCAATTAGAATACGTGGTGCAACACCCACGACTGACTCAGCGCCTAAGAATGCTTGCATACCTGTGTAAGCACCGTCGCTGTCAACACCACCTATGATGTTGTTAGTCACAGTTGCTTCGTCACCATCTGCAACACGTACCACAATCACAACAGCACCAGCTTGGTCGAAAACACCGTCAATCGCAGGAACTAATGAACCCTTAAGACCATACTCAACATCAGTGATTGTTTTCTCAACTTTGTCCTGAATTGCTTTTAACTCATCAGCCGTTGGCTCAACATCACCATTTGCCGCTTTGTGAGCTGCAACCGCTTCTGCTTCTGCAGCTGCACGTAACGCTGCCAAACGCGCTTTGAAATCAGCATTGTCTGGGCTCACTAATTTCGCAGCTTCTGCTCGTTTACCTGCAATTAATACAGGTGTATTGAGTGGAAACGCTTCTTCGTCAGCGAATGGCGCTGTACCTACTAAGCCAATTACTGAGCTTTTTACTGTTTTGATTGGACGAGTGCCTGATTGCGCCTCGATCACCTCTACACCGTGTAGAAATTGTGACATATGATTCTCCTTTAAGGGTATGTCAGTTAGAAACAAAAAAACCACGCTAAGCGTGGTTTTGAGATTTAAAAAATATGAGTTTTGTGTTGTTACACTTGTATGCCTTCAATGATTACTGGTTCGCCATTAATTAAATACAAACCATTAATATCTATAGACAACTTTCCGCTGCCAGCGGGGTGCACCGCAACCGATTCAAGACGAAAGCGAGGTTCCCATTTTTCCAGTCCCTCTGAAATCGCCAGCGTAATATCGCCCACCAAAGAGCTGGAAAATGGACTATCGAGTAGGTCGAATAAACCGCACCCATAATCACGCCGCATGACACGACTGCCAAGTGGCGTTGTGACAATGTCCCGAATACTTTGTTTAAGATGGTCAACGCCCGAGAGCGGCCGACCTGTTTGCGCGTTCATACCTATCATTTCGTAACCTTTTGCATTAACCACCGACAGTGAAACTACTTACTCCCAGTGCTATTTTTCCGCCACAACTGGTTGGGTCGCCAAGACGTGCAACCGCCTTACCTGCTATCGTAAAACTCCCAGCTCCCTGAGCGACCATCGCACCAACGTGTTTTACTTTGGGGTCTGTAGCTAGATTATGCGTGCTTATTGAATCGCCTTGGCGCAGCACGGGTTTTCCCGCCACGGTAAAACTGGTCTGCGATGCACTGATGGAGCCTGGTAAAAATCCCACGTGCAAGTCCGTTATGTGGGCATCAACTGAAATTGCCGGCATAACTTACTCCTGAGCGCTGATCTTACTACCGTTAAGTTTTAGCGTAGCCGATGATTTAACCGTCAAGTCGCCGCCCGTAGCTTCAAGAGCAAGGGTTTTTCCCTTTAAACTGAGGTTGTCGGCAGCCGTTACTGCGATATTCTTGTCAGCATTGACCGTAGCATTCCCCGTTACATTAACGGTGGCGTTATTTTTGACTGTGATGTTTAAGTCGTTATCACATTCTAAAATAATGTCTTTGGCAGATTTGAGCTTGATAACCGCAGAGTCTTGTTTAACGTCTATCAGGTATTGGTGCTTCTTGCGGTCATATTCCACCATGGAACCATCCTGATATTTGGTTCGCTGTACATTGACCCGTTCATCCTTGCCCACATCACTGGCCACACTTTCTAAGTTATGACCATTTTGATACAAGCTGCCAAGCACTACGCCTTGCGCTAAATCACCACAAGGGGCAAGTACCACAACCTGTTCACCCACCTCTGGTGCTTGCCAAGTTAAGTCGTTAAATGCCTGATTAGTCAGCCAAGGTAGCCAAGTTGTGAGCCAGTCACCAATTTTTACCCGTACTTTGGCCTTTTCGTAATCCACCTCATTCACAGTGCCAAGTGAGATAAGCTTAGCCAAACGGCTTTGCATATCTGCCTGTGCTAGATTACTTTGTAGAGGGTTAGCCTGCATTTTCCACCTCCGCGATTACCACTTCACCCTCAGCATTGACCGTGGCCACATGGTGATGTTCTCCACCGTGTGGACCGAGATATACATCGGTGATCACAGGGCCAGGTGCTTCTTCAGGAGGCTCAACTTGATAGTAAAACTCCCAAATCACCTTCGCTTTACCTATCACGGTGTCGCTTTGTTTGGTAAAGGCAAACTCGCTACTATGAGCGACAAAGTGTTGCCAAGGAACGGGCACATCGTCAGCCTGCATCAGCGCTTCACTACTATCAATCACCCCGTCTAACCGCTTAAGTAGCGCGATGTTATCGGCATCTTCGGCTTCGATGTCTAGCTGCAATTTCAGCACTCGTCTGTCGAGTGGATTTGGGCTTAAGTTTTTGTTTGACGTAGGCCCATAAGTGACACCTGAGGCGGCACCTGTACTTTGCAACTCACTGGCTTGACGTTCTGATACCAGTGTGACACACAGCTGCGCCACTTGGGTTAAGTCTGGATAAGGCATAACAGGTTTTATCAAACCAACCTGTGCGACGCCTTGTAATCCAGAGCTCAGGTACTCAAGCACCTTTTCAACTAGGGTACTGCGATGGTTCATAGTGATTCTCTGATAAAAAGCTCAGCCCTTCATAAAAAAGAAAGGCTGTATAATGAATGGCGGACAATGTGCCCGAAGAGGGTTAAACTGGTAATGGGTAACGTGTTTTAATTTCAGCCACTTTATCCATCCAAATTTGTTTTGCTTCGTCTGTTTGGTCATATTGCCACTCGATAAACAGTGGATCTGACTCACTTTGATAAGCGTGCTTTCTAGCTGCAATTACCTCTTCGTATTCCAGCACGATTTCCAGTTCATCTGTAGGTAAGTCAATTTCATTTACATATAAATATTCACCAACCTGCTGTCGGTTTAATACATTGCCAAATGTGGCTACCACTGTGCCACTATGTTTAACTATCATTGTGTCACTCCTATACTGCTGGAATATCTGAAGGACGGGCAAATTCTGGATATAATGCCCAACCAGTCCGTTCTAAATCCACATAACCACTGGCCGTACCAAACAAGCAAATTAACGCTTCTCCCTGTTCGGAGTTAAATACCAACTTTGAATGATTAGTATGAAAAGCAGCCGATGAGTTTACCGCTTTTCTACGCTCAGCGTATAAGTGCCAGTCATTTCCGCAATCAACCACTGAAGTCATCGCGCCAGAAACGCTACCTGAGAGTAATTTTAGGTAACATGCAGAAGTCAATGCTCCTTGTTGATAGCCCGACGACCAATTATTGTCTATGCGAGAAGGGTGTGAAGTATTGGTTCTAGTCCACTTTAAACGCAAAATATTAAAGTAGCCATTTACATATCCGTCATACACTGTAGCCCTAAAATCAGCAGCAACCCCATTGCCAGTATGGTCCGTATCATAGGCAGGAATACCATGTATGGTTGCTTCTTTAATTACTTCTAGATTAGTGTAAATCGTATTGAAGCCTTTAATGGCAGTGCCGCTAGCAGGCTCCATTCCCTGATTCCGACTGAGCAATATGTGAGACGATTCACTACGTGCACCACTGATGTAGCTATCTACTTTTGTGCTTGCCTGCGCGATAGTTGTATCCACCTCACCCATCTTGGCACTAACGGTACTATTAATCTGCCCAATTTGGTCCTGTACGGTTTGGGTTAAGCTATCCGCTGCAGTCACCACTTCGGTTAGGCGCTGCGTCATCGTTTTTTCTGACATGAAAACTCCTTAGTTATTGAGCTTGCTCTAAAGCCACTAAACGCAGCTCTTGTTCGATTTGACGTTGCATGGTGTTAAGCTGTACCAACGCCATATCGGCAAGCTCTCTGTCCACAATGATATTGAGGTTGTCGACACCCACTTTGACTTCCACACTGTCTGATGGAATTTGTGCCAGTGACAAGGTTAGCCACTGCAACACTTTTACATCGGGGGTGCGATAACCCAAAGTGGTGTTTTCTTGTGAGTACACGCCCAATAAAATCAGCTCAGGCTCACCTTCGCCACTGTGATCAGGGGACTCAATAAATACGCCAATTTCGCGAATGGCATATTCCAATGGCGCATCAAATTTAGCGGCAATTTTTAGCTCGCTGGTTTCACCATCGCTATAATCAGTATCAACAATAGCAACACGCTCTTTTTCGCCCTTAAGCGCCGTTTGTGTTTTGCTTGGTGTATATGCAGCATCACCAAAGGCCATATGACTAATTTTGCCTTTAAAGCCACGCTGTGTAGCGCTGAGCAAAGCGTTTAGCCCCGCTTGAGTAAACTGCAAGGTTAATGCAGACATTAAGTCGCTCCTTGTAAGGTTAAATGGTTAAACTGAATGCGTGTTAATAGCGCAGAAATGCCCTGAGAAATTGCAGCGGGTTCTGGTGCTAACCCCAACCAAGCGGCCTGATATTCACAACGAGCCAAGGTACTTTTTCCTGCTAATACAACCGCTGTTTTTCCATGCGTTTGTTCCGGTGTAACCCCTTGGAATTGAGCGTGTTTATCTACACTGGCAAGACCATGCTGGGTCGCTATAGAAGCGCCGGTTTTAAGTGCAATGCTATCTGGACGAACCCCTTTAAATGCCCCATCCTTGCGGGCGAGTCCAATCCTTGCACCACTAAACAACCCAGTTCCAAAAGATTCTTTTAATGAGATACCAAGCTGAACCTCAACATGTACCGCGGCACGTTTCGCGGTATCTACAATACGTTTAACCTGCTCCAACATAGCTTTAGTAAGCAATCCCTGCTCATTGCTATCTAGGTTCTGATTCACTAGTGCGTGTACTATCACGGTCCCGCGCTTGGCACCTTCGCTTTGCCACCATTCTTGAATATCCGTTTCAATACCTAGACTATCCAATGCTTTTTTGAGCGCATAAGGCGTTGCTTTATAACGATGCACTTCAAATGCATCAGCAATCACTTGACGTTTATTCTTTTCACTCCAAGCGTCGTTCCAGTCATCGACAGATAGCGACCATGCTAACCACGGCAATAGCTGTACCGGACATTTTTGCGGGTGCCAAATGTCATGCAACAACTGGGTTTTATCTGGGTAGGTCAATAACTGAGTCAAAGCCTCCAATAACCGACTGGCATTACTTGGCAATAACTTTGGTAAGTTTTCAAAATTATCCATTACTCGCCCTCTACAACCACCGCATGAACTTTAATATCAGTGCATACAGCAACCTCATTGGCTGCAACCTGAATGTCATCAGCAGGGCTTATAATCCGGCCACTTTCAACACCGCTTTGGTTAAGCGCTGCAAACAGACCCATCTGGTTAATATCTCTACCCAATAAACTTTGCTGTGCCAAATATTGATTCAATGCTGCTTTGACCGTCTGCGCTACAACCGATGCAGCGGGGCCTGGTGCAATATTAATTGCGACTTCCAGTGCAAATTTCTTCGTAACGGGGCCTACTATTGCCACCCTGTCACCCAGCGGCCTTACTTTGGAAGCATGATTGCTCATGCTTCCATCAGCATTTAATCCGAAGTAGCTATATAACGTGTTCAACAAATCGTCCGATGGTTGACCGTCTTGCTCATGACTTAAAACAGTCAAGTGAATATCACAAGGTTCGGGGCTTATTACATAAACATCTTTTACTCTCGTATCCGCCGAAAGTGCATGAAATTGATATGCCTGCCTACTGCCTGCGGTGTTCAACCCTTCAAATACCATTTGAATGCGACGTTTAAACCGCTCATCAGTTTCATTATCTTGCCGTGCTAAGTTGTAACGTGCAGCGATAGCATCCAAGTCATTTCCTTTGGCACTGGCTAGCATATTAGCTTTGATAGCGTCGTTGAGTTTACCGTCAAACAATAGCTGCTGATAAGCCATCATTTCTAACATGACTTGCATAGGCTCCGACTCAAAGCTCAATGCCTCAGCATATTGAGGGTATTGAGATAACAACCGCCCTTTGAGCTGTGAAAGTTTTTGTTCAAAATCCAGCTCTGTAATGGTGTCAGGTAATGGCACCTTGGACATATCTAATAAATTAAAAACGCGCATAAAGTACCTCTGATGGCCCATAAAAAAAGCCTGCACCGAAGTGCAGGCCAATTTGCTTGGATAATGGAGCTTGTTGTAACCAAACGCTGTACTAAAGCATTTAGCTAATCATTCAGCATATATGTATCTTACTGATTTTTATGATATAAAACAGGTCAAGATTGTCCTATTGTAACGATTTAGATTAGAGCGTACACCGTGTACTTATTTCTCAGTGTAAACATTTAGGTAAGCACCTGGTAAAAAAGTTTCATATCACTTTCATTTTTTGCCTTTTAAGCAACCCCATCACTGAACAGGTTACTTAATTACATACCCAGAAACTCTATTACTGTAGTCTCTAGGCATGTAACACGCCACTTTATTTTTGCCAATAAAAAGCCTGCTCAAGCGAGCAGGCTTTTTATACAAAGATGGGTCTGTACTTGCTAAATAACTTAGCTTTTTTAACTAACTTTATTAATCAGCATATGTGTATCTTACTGATTTTTATTATTTAAAACAGGTCAATCTCGTCCTGTGATAACAGCTTAGACTAAGGCTTACATCAAGGATTTTAAAACATTTAAACGAATGCTATCTAACATCACACATCATTGTTAAACTATTGAAAAATTTAGTAATACTTTACTTTTAGCCAGGCACTTCAGCCTTGACTGGGTTGCTTTGTTGCATACCTAGAGACTTCATTGCAGCAATCTCTAGGTATATAACACACCATTTTATTTTTGCGAATAAAAAAGCCTGCTCAAATGAGCAGGCTTTTAAAACAAGTTGGGACTGTGTTTGCCAAGTAACGACTCACTCTTGATTGAGTTGATTAATCAGCATATGTGTATCTTACTGATTTGTTTGACTTAAAACAGGTCAATGCTGTCCGGTTTTAAAAATCAGTATCTCATTCACCCAAACTAACTCGCAGTTTGCACCGCTCGCACTACATAGAATGTAATGTGGCTGATGCTAAACCGTGGCTCCATAAACTCTTCATTTAGTAACGCAGAGAATACTTCAAAGCGACCAGACGTAGGAAAGTTAAAAGTCGCACTAAACTGACCACCACTTACTTCAATTGGAAAATAAATTCGACGACCATCATCGCGCAGTACAGGCAACAAAAATGATTCATCAGCAATGTCCAATTGACCGCTCAAGGTGACACTTTGCCCCTCCTCCACGGTAACTTTTATTACCTGTTGCGATGTAAGATCACTGGGCACTTTAATTGCTCCCGCAACGGAGTGCAATTGAACGTCGGCTAATACCGGCTCTTGTGACTGTTCAGCGAGTTCCTTTTGCTGTTGCTCTGCATGATACTGTGAATACCAAAGCTGTGCTTGCTCTTTGGACTCCCAGCGCTGTCCAGATTCAGGGTGAGTGAGTAAATAAGTGCCATTTAATTTAATGGCTTGTTTTTGATTGCACCAGTTAAACATAAAGGCTCCTTAAGCAAAGTAAACGCGTGACAATGAATCGGTTTTTATGTTGCTTCCGCTGTAATAGAACTGAAAGTACTGATACACCAGTAAAGCATTATGAATAGGTGAGTAGGCGATAAATTGTGGATGACCGTGCCCGTGATATGCGGCGGTTGTACTATTGTTATTACTTGGAGACACGGACTCCAACGTTGCCCTAATAGTATTCCCAAACGCTGGTAAGTGAACCCTACCTTTAAAGCTCCTAGTAATAGCATAATTTGTTGTTTGTCCACTAACCAAACCCTCGTTATAACGAACCAAGTTCTGCTGGGTAATGACGGGCATATCATGATATTCGTTATTGTGAACCGCCAGCTCTTTTCGATTAGGTGGCCTTGTCACAGGTAACGCAGAAAACGTTGTACCAAAACCTGTTTGCGCATTAATTGCTTGCTGGACACTAGTGGGTGTGATGGTTTGCGTATGCAGTGGTAATAAACCATTACTGATGGCCCAGCTCTCAAACGCGCTTTCACTGACAAACGTTTGTGCCACCTTTTGTACCCAGTTTACCCCATCAAACTCATGTAAGATGCCCGCATCTACCGAATATAACTTTTTGCTATCTTTGTCTTGATATAGCTTAAAGTAATCTAGCTCTTGTAGCGACTCAACGGTAAAGCTCCCCGCCTTGTAAGTTGTTAACTGCTTAGAGCTGGCTGTATAGCTAAACAAGGTGGTGTTGTTATCTGGTAATACAAACATACCGATTTGCGCAGTACCATCCGATGGCACTAGCGCAGGGATCCTTGTAGCTTTTGCGACATCCCCTTTAGCGTCAATTGTTACAATAGCGGCTGGGTTAGCAGTGCCCACACGAGTCCCCGCGTCGTAATACACACTGAAGGTACCAGCATCATAATTCGCCATGCTAAGCATATGGCATGCACCAAACGCTTGGGAGCCACTGGCTATTTCTGCGGCGGTATTATCGTAGTAATCCAGCCTAAACTCTGGCTCACCTAGACGGTACGTAGGGTCTATCAGCCTGTCAGGTAAATTACTTAAGCTTTGCTCAACATTGGCCACAAGGTTTGCAGTAATTTCATTAAACTTAGCCTCAAGACCAGGCAGCAAGCTCAAATGCGCACTTTGCTCAAGCAGTTTAGCTTGTAGTTCTTTAACCAAGTCACTGGCATTATTAATCGTATCCGTCGCGTCATCCAAATGCTCTTCTGCCACCGCCACTAGGGCGGCCTCTAAATTAGCGCTGCTTGAGAGCTTTTGAATGGCATTGCTGACTAAGGTTTGCTCTTCTGCGCTGAGCTTTTCATTGCTGCGCATTTTGGTCACTAAATGGTCGACCATTTCCTGAATGGCGTTATTGATGGTTGCCATAATGTCCTCTTAGAGTGGGTATAAAGACTCACCTAGTAGGTGATTGATTTTTTGTTTACGGTGAAGTTCTGAGTGTTCAGCGCGCTGTTCACTCATGGTCTGTACGATTGCCGCCAAAGCTTCGGTGGTATCGAGTTTTTGTTGCTCCAGTTTCTGCTGCTGAACTTGCAAAGCGTGTTGTTGCAAAGCTATTGCTTGTATCTGATCAGCCATATCCTCATCAATTTTACCAAGTGCGCTGATCAGTCTTAAAACATCTTGCTCGAGTAAGTTGCTTTGGTGTGGCAGAGGGTACGAACGGTGAGGTGTGTTAATTTCAACGGTCATCTTCGCTCCTTAGGTTGAAAATGCGCGCAGATTCGCGATGCGGGGACGATTAGCAGCCGTGCCAACGAGCAGAAGCTTAACCCGCGTGCCTTTGGTAGCTGGGTCTTGCTCTGAAGATGGGGCAAAACTATGTACGTAATCATACTGTCGCCAGCCATTATCACTGCTGTGCTGTACACTTAAGGGCACGGTTAACCAGCTACCATCGTCCTGTTCAAGCTGTACTTCTACAGTGGCGCTATCTTGTAATACCGCCTCAAAACTTACCGTAAATCGACCGCCAACGCGGTAGCTGATCTGACGGCTGATGTAATCTGCACCAAGCATGACTTCGCCCGCCGCGCACTGGCTTCCCGCAAATAATACCGGGCTCAATGTGCTAGAACCTGATAATGTGGCGCGCACATTAACATTGCCGTTAAACTTCTTGGTTAGCTGCTGTGGCGTCCACTCTTGAATATTTTCTAGGGTAAAACTATCCGCACTACTGCCCCCCGTACCCGTTAGAGTGAAGTTCACCGATGTGTCTGAACTTGGTCTTTGCACAACGGCAAGCGCCATTAAATCAGAGGCTTGAGTAACTGATATATCACCCAAATTGACCGTACGTTGTGTGCTGGTAAACTTGGCAGCCTTAAGGTTAAAGGTCAGATCTTTATCCTGATGTGGTGTCCAAGTACTGGCGTTACTTGAAGACAGTAGTACCCCAACTTGATAAGGCTGACTGGTTACCCAACCATGTTGTTGGTCATATTTTCCAAGTTCGGCTATTGCCACTTCATGGGCTGCGCCATCGGTCAGTACCACAATGGCGTATTCTTGGCCAGACTGTAGTAGCACCGGTGTGAAGCTAAATAATGTGGCATCAGTCAAAGAAATAGCACTGCTTTGAACACGGCTTTGCGCCAACACGGTTTGCGTTGGAATACCTTGTACAACTTCACGAATTTGCACCTGTACTGACTCTTCTCCCTTGGCAGTAAAGAACAGCTCGACCGCGGCTATAAATCGGCTTTGCTGTAATGTGAAAGTTTGTGCCAGTGGGTCAAAGCGCTCGGTGGTAATGGTGGTAACCTGCGCCAGCGTTTCTGTGCGAATTTGACCACTACTAGTATAGGTGGCTGTCCCTCTTGAGCCGCCTTCACCTTGGAAAATAACGGATTTTGTACCCGCTGGGATCTGCACCTCGCTTTGCGGTGGTATGGTAAAGCGTCCTGTTAACTGACCACTTGAATCGGCTTGAACCATTAGATCTCCTCCGCGGTTAGTGTAATGCCATCGAACAATACAGATTCAAGTTGCTCTCCTGGGCCAAATCCTGAGATAGAGAACTGTACTGTCCGTGGGCGTAAAAATTCCACTTGCTGGGTTTGTACACCCACTCTTTGCGTCTCAACTCGTGTGCTAATTCTGCGAATACGACCACCGCCACGGTTGAAACGTCTCGTGATTGGGCTGCTCCAACGCTGTGTGGTGACTGTCCAGTGATCCACATTAGGCGATAAAGTAACCTCTGCTGGAACAGGCTCAAACGCTTGATAAGGGTTAACCTTCATTTGTCCTGTGCGTTTTGGCTGAGTCAGCACATCTTCAAGTTCATAGGGTAATAACTCAGTGCTACTTGCATTGAGCGTGCTGACGATGGCATCAACTGGCAGTGTTAGCTCACCATCAATAATGGCTGCGTTTTGTTCTTGGCCTTGGTCACGCAAGTCATCATCAAGAAATGGGTCCACAAACACCCCGTACTTACTTGCAGGGTCTTGGCTGTTGGCATCATTTCGCAATCGCTCAATGGCAAGCAATTGGTACAAATCACCTATCTGCCTTTGCATATTTTGTAAATCCAGCATGCTCAGAGAATGAATCGCAACAGACTCCACCCGCGGTACTGACTCACCCCAATATTGATAGACATATGCCAAGGGTAAATGCTGCTCAGGTACATGAGGTGGCTCTGGGTGTTCTAATACAGAGGCCCCTTTGATGCGTTTAACCTGCCCTTGCGCATTTAAAACTATCAAATCAATACGCGGTGAATATCGCTGATAATCGACACGAATTTGCTCTGGTAAAACCTCATTGCCACTGTCTATAAATGACTTATCAATGCTGTAGTGGGTACTGTTAAATGTGATTGGAACACTGGTGCCATGGGTATAAGTAACCTGATAGCTACTGCCAACAGGCGGGCGTTCACCCGCAAGTTTCCAAACAATATGATTGCCCTCAAACTCATAATCGTCATGTTCAACGTAAGTTTTATCTTGATAAGAGATCTGTTCGACCGTATCTACACTGGTATTTGGAAAACTGTCTTGAAGTTGGTCGCTACGCGTGAGCATCGCTACTTTACGCACCACCGCATAAACACGCTCAACTTGTTTAACCGGAGGGTAGTCAAATTTGATTGGCGAGCTGGCATCTTGTACATCACTTAACTCGGCTTTTTCGGTTTTGATGCTTTGTACATCAGGGTCATACAAAAATGAAACCGGCAGTGCTGTTGCATAGCTTAATTCAAACCCCGAAATATGCGCTTTGCCAGCCTGTAAGCTAAAGTGTTGGTTATTCTCAGCGGTTTTAATGTAGTGTAAGCCTAGTCCTTCAACGACATAATTGCCGCCATTAGACTCTCTATCATAGCGCGCCAGCGCACGTGTAATTGAATCTTGCTCTGGTGGAGCCTCCTTGATAACCAACACGCCCTGATTAATTTGATACACAGGATAAAACTCTGTGTTAGTACTTTGTGCCTGTGTTAATAACCCCCAGCGCGCAGTCACTTTTAGTCGTGCAGCGCCCGCTTCATTATAGTTTTGCGATAGCATTGGCGAGTTACCGCCCGCGGGGTCTCGTAGTTCACCGTCATCTTGCTCGGTAATAACCTCACTATCTAGCAATACACCAATGATCGCATCACCACTGGTGTCAAAGTCAAATGATCGCTCCGCAAGCTGACGCACTGCACCGCGAATGTAAACGGATGCTTGCGCAACACGAGCTTGTTGCGCTTCTATTCTGACCCCTCCGCCTGCGACAATATCACCATCTTTAAGTAGCGCATCGGCAACGCCCTTTAACTGATGACTAACCTGACATTGCACATCATTGAGTTCACGGCTTTGCAGCCCTTTACCAGCTCGAAATAGTATTTGCTCGTATTGTTTTGAGGCATCAAATTTTTGATAAAAATCTGGATGCTCTGCCACAATTTGATTGTATATATGTTCTTGCATAATGCTCCCTTAGAAGCTTATTACAAATTCAAAAGACTCACGTACCCCTTGGTCGCGATAAATCGCAGGGCGATGCTCTAACAGCAGCAAGGTGCCTTGTTGTTCGATGTCTTCTGGTTGAAAATACAACTGCCCTGAAGGAGTGCCGGCTTTAGGCACTGTCCCCACCATCAGACCCAACTCACGGATTGATTTTGATAACCCGTCATTAAAGTCGTAATTAAATTGGCAATAAAGGTGAGGGGTTGGATGATTGACGACTTTATAGCGACCATTAGGGACTTGTATTTCACCCTGTTCATCTGCTTCGCAATAAAGCACACGTGTGGCTTCGCGATAACCAAGAACGGAAGTGAGTTCTGTACTGGTACTGGGCTCAGAGGGCAACTGCGTATCCCACTCAATTGCGCCTTGACCCCAGGCTAAATAAATAGATTTTTGCTTTATCGCATTGGCGAGTTCTATGCGCCCAGCGCGGGTTAGTATAGCCACCCTGTACTCCTATCAATGTTCATTAATGTGTAAGTAACATGCATAAAAAAACCCGCCTAAGCGGGTTTTTCATTGCGTTTTTATCTGCGTTACTCGCCTATCCACAACGCGGTTTGTTGCTCTGATGCGAGTTTGCAAGCGCTAAATAGCTGCTCTTTGCTCACTTGTACAACATCATTATTTGCCAGTACCCAAGAGGTTAAACTCTGCTCTTCCATCACCAATAACTTGCGTGCCATGCGCTGTTGACTCAGCTCATCGGCGTCAAACATCATGCCATCAACTTCTACCGTTTGCTGCGCGAGCAACGCGCTACGTGATTGCTTAAAACGCTCGCGCTTAACCATGGCAATCTGTTCTTGTGAATGAGCTTCAGTTGCCGGGTAAAAACGTACCACGCAGGCGTCGTCATCATACTCAGTACGTGCTGGAGCTTGTTCAGTGCTCAAAGCTAAGTCAACCTCCACATACTCCTTACGATAGCAGGCTCTGCGCAGCGACATATCAATTTGTGGGGCCGCTGGCAGTTCTGGCACTTCCACCGCCTCACCTTCGCTCCCCTCATTAAGACTCGCATTGTATGCTAGCGCCTCTTGGCGTTGCTCTTGGGCTTCGACAACATCTAGCTCCCACTGCTGATAAGCCGCTGTATAAGCCGCTTGCTCCTGCTCAATGGCTTGTTGCAACGCCTGTTCGACCTGCTCCTGAGGATGGCGAAGTGCTATTTTGGTAAGTACATCTTCATAACTCATTTGTGGCTGTTCAAAAGTAGCTTCAACCTCCAAAGTGGTGCTGCTTGGAGATACTTGTTGCTCTGTTTGCTGAGCGTCAGGCACAGTTGTTTCGACCGCTGAAGCAGTCTGCTCGTTTGTTTGTTCCATAAAATTGTCCTTAGTGGCTGGCAATACCCAGCGGAAGTTGTGTGTGGTGGCAAAACACTTTGACTGTGTTGCCATTTAAATCGGTTTTGGTGTTTTCACCGTTGATGATTGGTATGGTTTGGTCATCGCCCCAGTTAAAGCTATCGCTGAAAAACTTAAATGAGTAATCCGTATTGGTGCGATATTTCAAACCAATATCATCTATTGACCAGTCAGCGTCGTTAAAAGGCACCGCCGTTGCTGTACTGTGCATTCGTTTTAATAGTCGACCTTTAAGCGGCCCGTCAATCAGACGATAAACGCCGTATGCCGTTTTCGGTTCTGTTGAACTCTCAGAAATATCAATTATCGGTTTTTTATCGTATTGCAGTTCAGTTCCGTTAAGCTGCAAATACAGCAAGCCATTTTTTTCTACTATTGTGCTTAGTATTTTAACCGCACTGGACGGCTCTTCTTGACTGTCTAGACTAAGCGGCGCATGCCTTGGCTCATCACCAGCCCTGTTGGTCCAAGTTAGTTTACTTGACGGATAGTGTTTGCCTATTTTGGTCACTACAAGCTCTTCTTGAAAGTGCGGACTATTCGCTCTAGTACCGATTGTTTTATTAAGACTAAATTGCAAACGGTTTCCGTAGTCTAATCGATGAGATTGTGTAGCGTATACGTTACTCATGCTGCCTTTGATTGATAACACGTTGTTTGGCTGAGTAAAGTTAGCTAGTGTTTGATAACTCAGTAAGGCTACAGAGCCATTCGAAATAACCCATGGATCTGTCGTGTTACTCACTACATCTACTTGTTGAGCACCCGACTGCCAAGATACACCGTCATCAAGCGTCCATATGACTTTAACATCTGAGCCATTCACTAATTTTCTATTCAGTTGCTTGCGTCCATCCTCTAGACTTGGTAACCACCGGCCAACAACGCCATCAGGGAATGTGGCCGCAATACGTTCTGGGTGACCGATTATGTCCACCCATGGAAGTGAGTCGAATTCAGCCGACAGCTTTTTGGAAAACACAATTTGAATCACATCAGTAGACGCAATCGGTTTATCCGCTTCAAAATAGATGTGTCTTGGCCCAGCTGAGCTTTCATCAAAAGCCACTGGGTATTTATCTTTATCTATTGTTGATATCCAACCCTGAGTTACGTTCAATACATGATATTGATCGAACCCAACGGGTGAGATAACAGAGCGACTACTTTCATAAAACTGGGTTACTTCTATAATTACTTTAAGCGTAGGATAGGTCTCTGAAACAACAATATCACGCTGTGATATGTCGATGTTCACCGTCGGATTCACTTTGCTGAAGTAAACCAGATCCTTTCCTCGCAATGTCCCTGATACGGCTTTACTTAACGCATCTTCTCGTAGTTGGTTTCTATCTAGCTTATTAGCATTTAGGCGTAAATCTTCAACTTGTCCTGCATAGATAGCATCGTGGTACTTATATTGATCAGGACGCCCCGAAAATGTAGCGCCCCGTGCTATTGAACCACCATTCGTTTGTGAACTATACAAAAAGCAATCTAGCGTGTTTTTGGGTGTTACAACATCTGCGTGATACCAGTATTGCTCTGACTGCGGTGCAGACTTAAACTGCAACATCGCTGTTCCCAACGGATTATAAACAGGATGAAAGGCACCTTGATTTAAACGTTGTACAAGAGCAATGGGGATTGCTTGGCAATGTGCTCTTTTACCCCATGCGCCATTATCCTTATCACGATATTTACTCACCCCAGTATAAGCCAACATACCATTATCTGGACCTATCGCTTCAACCGAAGGTAAAGACCCTTGCAAGCGTAAACAGTGTGGGTAAACATCTCGAATAACAGAGCTGTCGGTAACAGTGCCTACACTCAACGGCCCTTTCCATTGGGCTCCACATCCTTCTATCACCCTTATTCGATACCTAACTTGAAAATACGCCTTAGCTTCAGGGTCATAATAAATATTGTGTTCAGGATTTTTTAAAAACTTAACGCGGTTAGCATCTGAAAGTGTTGACCACTTTACGCCAAAGCCTTTGGTGTTTTGATCCCATTCACCGAAAGCTGAATAGCTTTGCGCGACGAGGTTGTTTAGCAGTGGTATATCTTGATATGTACTTGCACCAAATTGCATATTACCCAGCGGATACACCACATCTTTGTCAGCTATCTTTTCGTGCCAAGATTCTAAAAAGACTAAGTCTTTACGAGAGGTGATCACTTGCTCTGAACTTGGCAGCGTTTGCCAGCTATGAATAGTGACCTTTTGTCCAGCCTGAGGTAATGGAAGGCGAAAATATACGCCAGAACCCGAAAACTCTTGATTGATACGAACCGTTTGCGGGGTATTGGCTGCAACATTAAGCATTCTTATCAGCGGCGTATCACCTACCGTGCCATTCGCATCTCGCAATTCAACGGTCGTATCAATACTACTTGAAAATTTGATCTCAACCTGATGCTCACCTGCCGATGTTTTATTAGCAAAATATAATCCCCCCGCTGCGGTCTGCTCAACGTTAAACTCTTCCAAATTCACATCATAATTACCTGAATGAATGGCATTTGGGTGCTGATTTTTTTTCTCGTTAAACGCCTCAGCTGCACTGGCATGTTGCGTTACCTTGCCAGTTGCTGAGTCATAGATTTTGGTGCCATCTGGGGCCGATGGAAAGCGTATATCACACCAGTTGGTGTTTCTTGCAACATAGTCTATGCGTAATTCAACACCATCTACCAAAGCAACGGGGTATTTTGTGGCAGAATCCCCTTGTCCTGTAGAGCTCGAGTTAATGCCCATATACAGCAAACCATCGGTTTGCTCCCACATTCCTTGGTTTACAACTCGATGTGCACCGGCGCTGGCCCAATGCTGACCCCACTGGATAAAACCACTGCCCGCAAACTGCTGCTTACGTAACTTACGTAGCGCATCAAATTGAGCTTTGCTCATCACCTCTGGATGTGGACTAATTTTTTGTGCTTCACCTATCAAGCTTGGCAGTGTATCCACTTGATAGCTTTGGCCGCTAAAGTCTTTTAAGGTGACTTTACCGGTTTTGGTCTGCCAGTCATTAATGGCTTGATGATTACTTTTAATAAGCTCATGTGTTTGCGTGATATCGACCTTTACTTGGTCGATTTCATTAATACTCTCAACTACATCATTGGCCAGTTTTAAACTGGCATCAGTTTGCTCAGCGGCAGCTTGCTGCAACTGAGTAATTTGTGCTTCGATTGTCATTTCCCTTTCCTTTGTATGGCTTTATAGCCGTTGCTAAAAAGTCATACATCCAACGATTAAAATAGAAGGCTTAGTTTCGCTTCCAACAGACGAAATTCAACCATTGAACCAAAACGCGAGCGCGTTCGGGCATAAACTGTGGGCAAGGGTTATTAGCTTTGCCCACAATAACGACACTTTAACCAGATAACGGAAAAAATATCGGTCAAGTTTGCCCTGTGGGCAGTTGGTACTACCCACGCGTTTGGTTATGTCTCTATTTCACTCATTGTTTAGAAAAGAATTTTGCTAGTTAGTGACTGGCAATACCCAGTGGCAATAGGGTGTGATGGCAAAATACCTTCATTGTGTTGCCGTTAAGGTCGGTTTTAACATTCTCGTTGTCTATCACAGGGATAGTTTGGTCATCACCCCAATTTGTGATGGTGACTTTGCGATAATGCACCAAACCAGTCGCTACCGAGACCATATTGCCATGCTGGTCAGCCACTAAATCACCAGCTTGTAGGTAACTGTCATAACTTGAAGTTCCGAAGTTTCGTACCTTTTGATACACGCCTTGCATATGGCTTGTCGCTATCTTGATGTAAGCTTTGTCATCAACAAGACCCACTTTATCGCTGCCTAAAACTAACGTGGGCTCGATGTTATCCAGTTGCAACTGGGCACCATGAAACTGCATATATAATAAACCTCTGTAATTTGTGATGCTCGGCAGTGCTTTGCAAGCATAAGCGCCTTTGACACCACCCAAAGACGGCGGCACTGCGTGCTGTGGAAATTCATCTTTAATCAACTTTTCATCAAGCAAGTTTTTAGCGTTAAGAGGAACATAGGTATTGCTGGTATACGACACTGTTGTGGCAATACTAGATGTTAATGACTGCTGTAATCGAGCGCCAAAATTGCTGCGTGCGTCATTGCCAAGCCAAACATCCCCAACTGCTCCTAACACCTGTGAATTAACTGCTGGCGCAGTAAAGCCCGCATCAGCACAATAATAAATAAGTTGAACACGCGCCGCTTCAACAGGAGACACATAGGCGTTTTTTGTACTGTTAATAGCCAAACTACCCGAACTCCAGCTACTGCCATCATCCAGTGACATTGCCCAAGTTAAGGGCTGACTTGCTTTTCGATTGAGCTTGAAGTCTTGACTGCCACCATTTGGTAACTGTGGGATCCACTGACCGACCACGCCGTCGGGGAAAGTCTCTGCTATTCGCTCTGGGTGGCCGATAATATCGACCCAAGGGAGTGAGTCAAATTCTGCTGACAATTCCACCGCATCTATTAAGTAAACGTCTATTTTTGTACCTATTGGAAATAAGCTATCTATTTCGTCCATAGCCATTTGTCTTTGTGGCGTTATCACGGAACCATTAACGTCATCAGGGATCCATGGCAAAAAGTAATGTTCATTATTTTCATAAGCACCATGGACGATAGAAGCAGAAATTAATTCCTTTCCATTATCTCCCTTATATAGTACCCAGCTCCCGTTGGGTTTATGTCTTCCTGTTTTATAGCCATTAAACCCTTTGCTCGTTGCACCTATTGATGAGTCACTCACATTAAAAATAAGCCGCCATGGTGAGGGGTTCACTGAACTTGTACCTTGATACCTAGTGTTACTTTGTTTGGTAAATGAGATAAACTTCTCTATTTTGGTGAACAGATTGCTATCTTTACCCCGCAATGTACCAGCAACCGCTTTACGTATTGTTTCTTCACGAAGTTGATTTACATCTTGCTTATTGGCGTTTAAGCGTAAATCTTCTACTTGACCTGAGTAAATGGTATCGTGATATTTATCACTCCATGGACGTATTCCGTTATAGCCACTACTAAAGCCAATTTTGCCGGTTTCTCCATATCGACCTACTCTAAAAGGCTCTCCATAGTCTGCTGATTGTACAAAACACTCTAACGCAGAAGTGATATTTGAGCCATTCAATATACCTGACAAGCTTGTGGTTGAAGTCACCGTTCCGTTAACCGATTTTATTGCCGGTGAAGCAGTGCCACTGGGGTTATAGACTGGATGAAAAACCCCTTGGTTTAGGCGTTGAACGAGGGCGATTGGAACAGCACGTGCGGTATTGTTGTGAGACACATACTCCCCAAAATTGCGCTGGATCCAGACGTGAGCATCTGCTTCGGCGTTTATATTCGCCGTAGGCAAAGAAGTCCACGCTTTGTTGTGATAGAAATTATTGCCATCAACTGAGTAATCTTCATTATTTATTCTTGCACCTCGAACAGCAATTCGCTCTGCATTTGGACCATATCGGTAACCCATTATTACTGCGTCAAAATTTGCTCTAACGGTATTTGGCGTCCAATTGTCTCCTTTACCCTCCACAACACGAATACGATACCGCACCTGAATATAGGCTTTGGCTTCTGGGTCGTAGTAAATGTTATGCTGAGGATTTTTTAAAAACTTAACGCGATTAACATCAGAAAGTGTTGACCATTTGACGCCATAGCCTTTGGTACTGCTATCCCATTGGCCGAACGCTGAATAACCTTGAGCAACAAGCGTATTGGCAAGGGTAATGCCCTCGTAGGCGCTAGCGCCATACTGTACATTGCCCAGCGGATACACCACATCTTTATCAGCAATTTTTTCATGCCAAGACTCTAAAAAGACCAAGTCTTTGCGCGAGGTAACAACTTGTTCGGTTACAGGCATTGCCGATACATTATTGATCTGTAGTACGTTGCCTGGGGCATTGTCATGCTCAAACCAGATGTAGTGAGCACTATGATCAGCAATATACTCAACCGTGTATCGCCCCATTCCTTTATCTGTCAGCAAGGTTTTGATGTTTTGATGGCCTAAGTTTGATGATGAGTAGCGAAGTGTTTTAACCTGCCCTGATGTCACACTAAACTCAAAACGCACCCGAGTACCAACAGGAAAGTTAAGCCCGACTTCATTAATGGCAGCCGCTGGATATTGGTTGCCCGTTGATACGCTTTGTAAGCTACCATCAACAATACTTAGCTCTGAAGATGTGCTGTAGGTTTTCCATCCAGTGGTGTCCCCTAAACGTAGTGAGCCATTAACGAACTGCCCTTCAAACGCACTGGCTGGACTGTCATGTTCAGTCAATATACCCTTTGCAGAGTCATAAGTTTTGCTGCCATCGGGGGCAGGTGGAAACTTCAAAAGGTTTTGCGTCGATGCATGTGCCACTTTAGATACATGGTGAATCACATTATCTACTAAAACTTTTGGATACAATGAACTAGAAATACCGTCATGGGCATTGGATGACGCTTCCCCCATAATTATAGCGTTGATGTTGGTTTGAGAAATATATTGCCATATCCCAACGTTGACATTTTTTGTTGCAGTTCCTCGGTTATGTCTTCCCCACTCAACAAACCCTGAGCCTGCATATTGCTGCTTACGCATTTCACGCAGTGCATCAAACTGGGCCTTAGTCATCACCTCAGGGTGTGGGTTGATTTTTTGTGCCTCACCAATCAGGCTTGGCAAAGTATCAACTTGATAGCTTTGACCGTTTAAGTCTTTTAAGGTGACTTTACCGGTTTTGGTTTGCCAATCATTAATCGCCTGATGGTTGTCTTTGATAAGCGTATGAGTTGCAGCCATATTTTGGGCAACGGTGTCGATTTCCGTTAACCCTGCGGTGATCTCACCGGTTAGCTTAGAATATTCGGCGGTCTGTTCGGCCACCAGCTTATTAATATCGGCAATTTTTGATTCTAAAGTCATATTGATTCCTTATAAGCCAGCTTTTCGAAGGCGTAAATTGAGCAGCATATTTTGATGTGCTTGTTTAATGAGGTTTTTACTTTGCAGGGTTTGTGCGTAGGTCATGGTAAGCAGCTCTTCGGTTAGAAAGATATTGGCGTTGTTAACCCCGACCGAACAGGTCACATTTTGGCTGGGTAAAGTCGATACATTGAGGGTAAATACTTCCAACCAAGCCGCATCGGCGGCCTTGTAGTTCAGCTGCTCGTTGGCGACACTGTAGAGCGCCACTAAGGTGGAATCTGACCAAATACCCACTTCTTTGACTGGGTATTCACTCGGGCCGTCGAATAAAGCACTAAAGCGCAGTTGGTTGCTGTTTAAAATCTCTGCACCACCAATGAGCACTTTTTGTTGCTCGTTGCGCAGCGCAGTTTGGGTGGCACTGGGGGTATAGCTTTGATCACCCGCCGATACATGGGTGATTGCCATGCTAATACCCTGTTGCGAGGCACTGAGTAACTTACTCAGGCCTTGCTCAGTCCACACTACAGGGGTAAATGTGGTTGGGTTGCTCATAGTTTGTTCCAATAAAGGTTGGCAACTTAATTCAGTTGCATGATGACAAAGGTAAGAAAACGCTAGCTAAAGTCAGTGAAGATAGGCCGGCCGTTGAAATTAACTGGATGACGTGCCGTTGAGGTTTAACCGGCCAAAGTTTAAGCGCCCTGTACTGGCACCAGAAAAGGCAAGAGATGGTACATTCAATGTACGTACGTGGTTAACCTGTACGCGACACAGTTGTTGCGATTGCCACTGCGCGTTTTGCCAGCGATCATGCCACGGGCCAAGCCACACTCGTTGCGCAAGCGTTCGCTGATAAGCGTGAATGCGACCATGCACCAAAGTTGTCGGTAATTTGGAAGGCTCACTGGTGGTTAAGCAGTAGCGACCCTCTTCTAACTTATCTAGGTGTTCACTGATCTGGCTGCGTTTGCGCTGATGACCAAAAGCGATTTGCTCTGGGCTGGCATCATGGGTTACCTGCAAGGTACGACCAAAACTGGCCTTAACCAATTGATTGTCTTGATGAGTAAACACCACACCAGAGTAATCACTAAGAATATGGCCAAATCTACATCGTGGCCCTGATAGTGTCTGGTTACGAATATCGTAATCGTGATAAACACGTGTCAACTGGCTACGTGCTGGGGCAGATAACTGCGCGAGCTTAACCACTTTGGCCAACCTATCATCACCGGGGATATCGCCGCTGTCTATTTGATAGGTGTAATAGTGTCGCTCTGGCGGTGTATTTTCTATTTGAGCTTTATTCAACTCGAGCCAGCCGAGCGCCGTTGTTAAACTTTTCGGCGTACCGCGAATTCGCTGCCATGCGATACCATCTTTGAGGGTTTTCCTTAAGTCCTGACTATAGGGCAAAATGCTTTCAAGGCCATACTCCCACACTAACCACATGAGCTGCGCATCATGTGGATGCGCTTTGTTACTGGTAAGCTGCTTAATGGCATTACTATATTCATCGACCGAAAACTGGCTGCGTAAGCCTTTTAGTTGCAGCGGACTATGATTGGGGGGTAACAGTTGTTGCATCACTACCTCATGTGCGTAATGTGAGCGTTATATTCCCCGGCACAGCACACTGGGCATGGCTCATTTTTTGTAAACCCGAAGGGCTGTGAATATCAACATGCCGCACCCCTTTTTTATGCAGCTGAGCGGCTATCCAACTGGGCGCTAAATCCCACTCCAATCGTGCTTGCTGTTGCCAAGCGGTACGAAGGGCGCTTTCTAGTTCATCAAACACCGAACGTGGCGTGTCATCTTGGAGATAAACATCTGCTGTGACGTCAATCTCAACCAATTGCGCCGAGTTAATCTCGAGTTTGTCAGTCAACATTTTTACCGCATCATCGGTAACCGCTGTTTTTACTTTCTCAAGCGTTGCTGCAGCCTTGGTTAGGTCCTTAGCTAAGATGGTGATGATCACCTCGCCATTGCCAGGGCTAAATACCGACACATCGTTAATGTCGCTGGGCGCGGCATTAATTGCGTGATTGCGATAGTGCTCCGCACTGCCTGCGGTGCTGGACGCTATGGTATTGTTTCGAATTCGTGTGCGATATTCATCATCAGACTCGTTCGCCACACGTTCTACGCCATAAAAAGCACCTAAGTGCTCTAAATCAGTGCTTTTAGCAAACGCCAGTAAATTTGACTGCGCCGCTTCGTTGATCCTTTGGCGTAGTAATAGTTCTTGATAACTCTCTACCTGCAACCAAACATTAAGGGGATCACTTTCAAGTTCAAGCGCCTGAGCAAACTCAGGCGCCAGCGAGATAAAACGCGCTTTGCGTGTTTCATAAATATCTTCAAAAGAGAGTGATTCGATAATGTTGGGGTCAGGGAGTTTGCTTAAATCGATATGGGTACTCATCGATCAGACTCCTAAGGTTTGACTCAACCAATGGTTAAGGGCTGAAATACTGTGTGTTTATAAAACTGAATTAGTTTATTGTGGTACGTAAGCATCGAATTCAAGCGCTTCAAAGACAAAGCGATATGATGCACCAATGCGCTCAAGCCCCGCATTGAGTCGCTGCGCGGTAATTAGATAGTTGCCACTGAGCTCAAAACAACCTTGCATAGTGAGTACTCCATTAACGACATTTGCCACAAAACGCATGTCATCCACCGGTTGCTCTGCGTTAACAACCCGTTCGACCATCACCATTAACTGGGTATCTGGCAAGTCGCTCACATGGGCACTGAGCGTGAAGGCTTGACCTCTTGGCAACCACCAGATGTTACCCACCAACTGCGCATGTTCGCAGGCCACCTCGACATTTGAGAGCACCGCCTTCGACAAGCGAGGTTTAACTTGCTTACACCAACGGTCATTTCCCGCATACACCGCTACCTCATGCTCGTTTAGCTTTGGGGGGGCCATAGGTGTTGAACGGGCAGGACGAAAACTATCATGCTCTAAAACTTGCATTCCTGCATATTGACGCTGTTCATCATATAAATAAACTGTTTGCATTTATTACTCCGCTATAATGCCGTATTTGAGATACGAACCATTTGGGCTTGGCATGTTCTCTAATACCATCTCTGTGTTTGGGTCAACCGTTAGTTCTGCAAAACCATTTGCTGTATGTAACACATCACCCTCAAAAAGTGGATTGTCAAACACCAAAGTCGCAGAGCTCAATATGGGCACTTTTAAATTGGTATTAGGGTAACTAATACCTGCAACTTGTGGTTGTAAAAATAGTTCGGTAAATCTTGCGCCTTGTGCGTAAACACCACCATTGTCAACCGTCAGTTCGGAGGAAATGCTTGATAATATATGGTTCACCGGATAGCCATTAACCCTGCTGCTGTCGACCTTGGGACCATTATCATTGACTAAGCGCATCGCCGCCAACACCTGACCATGGGAGTTTGAATTATTTGTTTTTGTAGATAGGTAGGTCATACAAAACGCACTGTCTGTAACAACCGCGGTAGTATCTAAATAACTGTTTGATACAGAGCCCGTATATGCATCAAATAAACTAAAATGCCCTCTGTCGACTAACGTATTTGTGCTCAATTCACACGTTCGATAGTAAACGATTTCACGTTGTCGCCTATGAACAATAAATAAATGCGTGCTGTTAGCACAAAGTGACATGCCAGGAATAGCACTTAGCTCTTCCTCTTCGGGAAACGGAGATACCCCAGCGGCGCCACGGCCTCCAATCATCTGCCAACTAAGTCCATCTTCAGATTTGAGAAGGTTGGTCGTCACACTTTGCAGAGTCTTTGTAGCAGGGTTAGGAAACACAATATAAAAAGCGCTTCCAGCGTACAAAATTTGCATCCGCTGCATATAGCCTCTGAAGATTGAAGATGTCTCGCTGTATTTACTCTGGGGCAAGTCGGTAAAATGCTGCAAAGATATAAATTGCCAGCTCCGACCATGATCTTTAGACACCCTAACACCATAGCCACCAGGTTCTGTGGTACCTAACGCTACAAATGTTTGCTGTTCATCACTCGCACACCGTGTCCGAGAGAGAGTTAACACCGGCTCTGGTTCGCGATCAGGGAACCCATGCGGTTGATAATTAACCCCATCAACACTGGTAAAATAATCTATACCTGCATCAGTGTGAATTGTACTTGACGCAAACCGGAGCAGTCCTTCATTGCCTTTTGTAGGCACCGTATTGTTGGGCTGAACAATATTGCTGTTGTTCAAATTGTTAAAGGTATAACTGCCATATGCCAACGTTCTGGGGATCAACTTCGATAATTCAGGATAATTGGCGCGTTTCACCACTCGCCCATCCATGGGTAAAACGTTGTCTGGCATTAAATGATTTTTACTGTATTCAACTATTGTACCGACTGGCATCCCTAATGCGTTGGGTAAAGCGCTTACCGCTGTTGCTTCAGACATATTGTAGTTCCCATTGTTTTTCGCTGTTGAGAATAAAAGTTAAGGTACAATGCGTATCAAATTGCACCGAATCGTTTTCTATCATCTGACCTTTTTTAATCATCTTAATAGTTTCACTTGCTTCACCATGTACTCGAATGGTGGGCTGCGCGGCCATCGCTTTTGACACCACCACTGCGGTTCCTTGCGTTAAGTTCGTCACTGAGGGTAAATAGAAGGTATTGCTGGCTGTTATGTAATGTTTACCATTAGCATCCAATACCCCGTTAGAGATAACCGTTCGCTTTTCTGAGTGCTGTGAGATGTTCCCACTGTGGTAAACAGTTTGATTTTTATATGAAAACCCGCTATCGCTGACTTTAATGCCGCTGTTATATGGGTATTCTCCAGTTCCCATATACGCGTATGAGCCAGCTCCATTACCATTAGGGCTGTACACGCCTAAGCCGCCTACTAGCTGCGCTCCTGTATTACTCCAAACACGAACGCCAATAGCATTTGGCGTATCAGCCAGTTTACAGTTCCAGCTACGCCCAAGCGTTGCAAATACATCGCCTGCGAATGTCCCGCCCGTTACCTCTGCCGCACTGGGCTTGTTGCCTGTGTGGTAAACGCGTTGATTGTAGTTGGCACCTGCGTATAGCTCCCCTCTAACCTTTATACTGGCATTAAACCAGTGGCTCGGCCTATCCGTGTCATAATGACAGAAATCAGGGTTTTGCGAACCAATGTGAAGCGCACCAGAATTAGTTTGAATTTTGACCGAGTCGTTGCTTCCTTTTGCGAGCTGAGTTCTTGAGTTTTGCAAATAAATGCTACTGCGAAATTGCACCCAAGTTCTTTGGTAATGCATTTTCATGGCCCAGTTATCGGGTATGTTGTCCTCCCCCAAGTTACCCATGCCGATATAGGAGTAGCCATTACCGATATAGCTAAGATGAAGTGATGCATCTCCATAAATGCGAGCCGACTCACCCAAGGAGATACCTGCGGCTTGTTCACTGTTATCACTCCCAACATTGGTGCTATCCAATGTCAGCCAAGGGTTGTTTTTAGTGATAGTGATGTCTGTATTTTCAGCTAATGCGCCTATTTCGCTTGGGGTGGGTTTATTGCTTGTATGATAAACGCGCTGGTCGTTAGAGGGCCCCGCATATATCTCGCCACTGACAAGAATATTTTTGTTAAACCAATGAGCTGATCTGTCCGTTTTATAATGACAATAACTGTAGTTTTGTGCGCCAATATCTACAAAACCATAATTAGTTTGAAGCCTTAATGAGTTACTCGTCCCTTTACCTATTTTAGTTTCAGAGTCTTGTATGTGAATTGAACTTCTAAAACGCACCCAGCTATTTTGGTAATGCATTTGCATCGTCCAGTTATCGGGTATGTTGTCCTCCCCCATGCTGCCCATGCCAATATAGGAGTAACCATTGCCGATATAGCTAAGATGAAGTGATGCGCCTCCATAAACTCGACCTGACTCACCCAAGGAGATACCTGCGACTTGTTCGTTGATATAACTCCCAGTATTGGGGCTATCCAATGTCAGCCATGGATTGTTTTTAGTGATGGTGATGTCTGTATTTTCAGCTAATGCGCCTATTTCAGTCGGTGCAGGTTTGTTGTATGTGGTGTATGCATTTTCATAAAAATCAAAGGGTTTTGCACGGCCACTTTTTTGAGTTGCTATCTGACAATAGAGACTGTAAACGTAATCAGAGCTGTGAGCAGTAGTGAAATGCGGCTTGCCATTGATAACAGAAACATTTGGCCGATTTGACGCTATTCCGTATGAGTAAATAACGCTCGAATTCCACTCACCATCTTCTTTGTGGAATCTGGCAACTAAATTAGTCTGCGTCAATGTGTTTTGAGTCGTGCAAAAAACTAAAATATCCGATGCATCAGGCGGCAAATCTGGAAACTCACGCGGAGTGTTGTTGTTCATGACTAAATCAAAAGAACGCGTCATAAAGTAGTCTGACTGATGACTCACCCTGTTGCCAAGGCCATGCATTACCATCTCTTGGCGTACTTTATTGTCTCCCGCTGCTGCAGCTTTCGGTGTAACAACTAAGTCCGCACTTTCCCCTGTGAGCACATCATCATCTTCGCAAAGTCGCTTATCAGTCAGTATGTTACTGCCGTTTAGCGCCATGGCATTTTCAAAAATGATTGAGCTATCAAAATCGAGTGAATCCGCAACTTCACTATTGAGCGCGATATTGTCCTTTATATCAAAATAGTCGAGGCCAAACGGTGTAAACGTCCCAACTCCATTGCATGTGACATAATTGTGCTCTGGCGCTGAAAAATGGAACTCAACACCACCATATTTTTTGCCGTTATACATAAACGTGCACAATTTTGCGGCGTTTTTATGCCCGATTGTTTTTATGAACCCCCTCATTCTATCTGAGTTGTACACATAGCCAACCGCCACATCTGCAATCACAGGGCTGATGATGTTATTAACTCTATGAAATGAGAGCCTGCAATGCGTCCATGAGTCCCAGCCCCATTTCGTAACCTTCAATTCGCACAACGCGATTACGCTTCGTCTGAATGGTTTTGTTTGCACCTGACTAGACAAGTTCACAGCAATGTTTTTTGAGTGTGTGCGCGCCTCCAGCGGCATAATCGCGCGGGTGAAAATTTGCTCGCTCACCCACTCCTTGGTGGCATAGATCATCGACGGATCGATTTTCTCACTAAGAACCTGACCGTCAATAACATCAATAACGGCTTTAATCCCAAGTTCTGCGGCAGCATTGTCCGCTGAGGCAGGTTTGTAAGTTTCAGGATATTTAATGATGGCAAAGGCTTTACCGTCATCGGTGTAAAATGCGGCTTCACGAACATAAAAGCCACCTTCACTGGCAGGCACAACTCCCACAACTTCCACCAAAGGTTGCTCTGGCAATTGTTTTAGATAATTAACGTCGCTGCGGTAAACAGGCTGGCGTAGGTCTGTGTCATGTTCAGAAATACTACCCTGTCCTACCGCAAACTCGCTCAGATGAATAGATTGTTTATTGGCAATGGCGGCCAGCACTTTTTCACGACCAGCAGCGGTTAGCTTGGTCCAATATTGTGTATTTGACATATATAACTACTTGTAAGATTAAGAAAGTGGAAAAATCGTGGTCATGGTTGAGGAGCAAAACACTCCTGTAGTAGCAACCCCCAAATTCCCCTGCAAATGCATTTGTATGCTGTAATCGACCGACTTGCGTTTAACGCTGTCTATTCTTCTGCGGGTTTCTTGGATTAAGGGTAAATCAATACCTTGATTAGAGACGTACACATCAACATGAAATGTTCCAGCCTCACGCATCGGGCTATGCTCAAACCACTCGGTGATCTGTGCCCCTAAGTTAAATGGTTGCAGTGCTTTGGTGATTGCATAGCGAGTCCCTAAGTGACGATGCTGATCAAAGCTGTTGGCGACCACCTGACGCTTTAAATCTAATGACCACTGCTCATCCCACTCTTGAACGCTCTGACTCCATGCAAGCCAAGGTAATAATGGCTCCGGACAAGTCTGTGGCGTCCATAACGTTGCAATATCCTCTACCCCATTGTTGAGCGACGTCAGTAACTGATTTGAGACTTGTTGCAAAGTACTTTGCAGTTCGCTACCTCGCAGAAGTCCACTCATATCAGCACCTCAAAGGTGAGGTTATCTAAACCGTTTTGGCACCAAGCGACTTCGTCATCAGCAACGATAATATTGTCTTGCGGTGAAACCAACTCAACTTCTTCTACACCAGCTTGGTGTAACATGGCAAAAAGTGCAGAACGCTTAATATGTTTACCCAAGCCACTACGTTCGGCTAGGTAATCAGTGACTTTATCAATCACTTGTTGCTTTACCTGTGCGTGTCCTGGGCCTAACTCCAATTTTACATGCGCTTGTAAGTCAAACACCTTAACCTTCGTGGGTACAATTTCTACGCGGTCGCCAATAGGGCGTACTTTTTGCGCTTCAAGTATTTCAGACACCGAACTTTGATCGCCCTGTTTTAAGCCAAAGGTGTATTCCAGCTTATTTATGAGCTCAGTAGAGGGCTGGCCGTCAGCTGATTCATTACTCAAAATCGTCAGTACAATATGGCATGGTGAAGGGCTATTAACACGCACATCCTTCACTCTCGGGTCTGCCGTGAGCGTATGATAGATATAACTTTTTTCTGTACCTGCCGTATTAAGACTATGAAATGCCAATTGCACCCGCTCACGCAAACGTTGATCGCTTTCGCCCTCTAAGCGCGCAACCTGATAACGGCTGGCAATATGTTCCAGATCACTGCCAGTGGCACTGCTGAGCATGGTAGATTTAGCCGCATCATTGACTCGCGCGCGCAATAGCATGGCTTGATAAGCGTAGCTATTGAGCAATTGCGTCAACGGTTCTGATTCCAAAGACAGCACTTCTGCCAAGTCAGGGCTACGCGCAATTAGGTCTTGTTTGAGTGTGCTCAGTAGCTGCTCATAATCTACTTTTTCCAACACATCAGGTGGTGGTAATTTAGATAAATCAATAAGTTGAGATTTTGACATGGGTCTTCTTAGGTAACGGATATAATGGATAACAAAAAGCGAAGCGCAAACAAATATGGCGCGATGGTTCTTTCGTGTTCTGGTGAGTATGGGGCACAGAGATCGATACAAAGTGAAGCCGTATGGCCACCAAACCAGAACAAAAAAATGGGCATAAGGTGATAACCTCATGCCCTCTTAGTACGGGAAAGATTACTTTTTCAATTTAGCGAAATAGTAGCAAGTATTTAGAAATGAAAACGGTCAACTTTGACCGTTTTATATTGGATAAGAAAATAACCATCACAGAAGGCCATTTATCGTTGGTAGCCTTGTTGTATATCGTGCAATCATATTTGATTGGATGTATTCACCAAGCTCTTATATTGAAATCTTAATACGTAAGGTCAAGTGATGCTTTGATTCTCAGTAAACAAAGGCTGAGTCTAACCCAGCCATATTCACTAATGGTTGTATGCATTTACATAAAGTAAAATAGGAGACTGCCGCCTCACATTTTGCTAGCAATGTGATATTAGCTTTGTTTTAAGATTTGGCTTACACCTTGCGCACGTGCACAAATTTCGCTCATTACCTGTGCCTGACCTTTCACTTGATAAGGGAACTCAAGAGTGCCATCTGTCATTTGCTGTTCAATATTGCCAATCGCTGCCTTTAACGACTCAGTAGAGGCACGCATTTCTGCAAGACTTTGTGCTTGGCTTAGCTTGTTTATAAAGCCACTAAGCTCATTGAGTAAAATATGCGTGGTATCTGAGGTGGTACCAAGTAATGAGGCATTGTCTGCAACCTGTTGGTTGATGTTGCCTCGAACAAATTGCTTTTGTTGTTTTTCTAAAATAGCTGCTTGTTGTTGCTGTGAAACTAACCCTGCGACATTTGTTTCCATCTTCATACTCCTTATAAAGTTTCTAGTTCTGAGCGAATGATTTCTATATCACCATGTTTATACAAACGACCATTGCCGACACGCATCGTATCGACAGAAATGGTCAAGTAATACTGATTAGAAAAGCTTAAGCGGCCATAAATATATCCGTCAGCGCCTTTGTATACGTGAGGAGCATGTGTACCAACAACATCAACATTGATGACATTCTCTACAGCTTTGTAGCAATAGCCGACCATAGTCGCATCAACAGCCTTTCCTTCGCCGTATGCATAACCTTTAATGTGCAAGTGAAACATTGCATGGTCCGCATCAGCCTTAAACGGAAGCTTAAAATGTAAGTGTGTTGCCCCTGTATCATTGGTAAAGAAGTTTGCAACATTAATTGCACGGGAGCCGTAGCCACCATCTCCAATTACCGAAAGTTGGTTTAATTTACTATCAACTTTATTGTTAGTACTCGCAATTAAAGAGTCTACTTCCGCACTCTTACTTGCAACTTTCGCATCTATATCAACGATTTTATTATCTACAACTGTGGTGAGGTCATTCGAGGCCTCAATTAATTTGGCAATATCTTGTTCTAAAGCCATTTTGTTCTCCAACTAATGGTTTGCCATACTGCGAAATTGGCAGGTTTTAAAATAAAAAAACCAGCTATAAAGCGCTGTGACATTCGTATAAGAGGTCCTGACCTGCGTCAGGATGACGAAAGGCGCACATTGAGCACGCCTCGCCGCCCAAAATAGGCCATCCTGAATAACGTCACCCTGAATTTATATCAGGATTATTTCAGGGTATCTTCAGAGTCTCATACGATGGGTATTGCGCTATAAAGCAGGTTTTATGTGGTTTGAAATGATTTATTCAGGTTTTGGATAGCGTGCTTTAATGGCACTACGTGCTGCAAGCCAAGCTGTTTTTGCCGCTTCTGCTTCTGCACTGTCTTTGCCAAACTCTGCTTGCGCAGCTAAGTAGTCAAATGCTAAACCATCAGACTCACACTGATATGCGTAGGTTCTGGCATGTTGACACTGTGCTTCAAGCTGTGCTTGTTTTGCTTGTGCAAGTAGTGCAGGAATGTCTGTTTTTGATATCCCTAAATCTAGCAACGTTTTTTCGTCCGCTGGCACATTTACTAACTCATTACCTGCCACGGTTAATTTATTTAATAACATGATCTTTCCTTCTCTTGATTATTCAGTCACTGGCGGTGTGTATGGATGGTTTACGTATGGAATAGTATTGGCGATTGGTGCTTTACGTGCTGCAAACTCTATTGGCTTTACAAACCATCGTACTGTCCAGTCACCTTGCGCACTTGAATAAGTATCGCGGCGCTCCATATCACTACCATCGTGGAAATCCACATCACCTTGCCAATTTTTAGTAATGCGATAGGTTAAACCGCCACCACGCAGATACAGGCCACTTCGTGTACAGTGCCATGGGCCCAAACTGCCATCTTCGCCGCCCCCATAAAAGCTTTTCGCTGGATCCATTTTTTCTGCATAACACTGTAGACGGTAATCAACGTGACTCACGGTGTTATTGTACCTCTCATGAAAACGCTTGATATTCATATAATTAGCGTCACCACTCCATGCTGATGCATTACCTTCTAGTTCCAATAGCAAGGCTGCTTGGTGAGCAGATGTCGAATTAAGCGGCCGCTCACTTACACCGCCGTTCCAAGCGTAGTTTCTGTGAATGGTTAATTTTCCGGTACCAAAACTGTTATCAGGAAATTTCCACCATACTGGATATAAATAATCCTTTGAACCGCCTATGGTGATGGTTTGTACATAGCGACTTTCTGGGGTTGCGTCCTGAATGAACTGATCTACCTGCGCTTCTTTTGCTTTAACGCGGTTATCCAGTTCAACCATTTTGTTATCGATTACGGTTGCTTTGCTATCAACCATGTTTGTGAGCTCGTCTGCACGGTCGACGAGTTTTGCGATATCTTGTTCTAATGCCATGTTAAAAGTCCTGTTATTTGAAAATTCCCGCATCCATCAGAGCAAACTTTTGCTTGAGGTGGCGGACCATGTTACCGATTTGCGCTGCGCCTAACTTGGCAAGCTCAGGGGCTATCAGAATGTTGAGGTTGACGCCTTGGTCAATCACGGTGACTGAATCAGCAGGCACCCCGGTTAACACCAAGTCAAACGCCAGCAGCAAGTCCACTTCGGCTGATTTATATGCGATGGGTTTGTCTGGGTTTGAATAAACCGCAAATAAAGTGCCGTCTTCCAGATAGAAACCGACTTCGTTCACCCAAAAATTGTGACTGCTGTCGTCAATCACACTCATATGAATTTGCGCGGTGCCTTTGTCTTCACCGCTGGCAACGGAAATACGATGCACCTCTGATTGCAACGCACTGCGGCTTTGATCAGGGGTATAGTTACCCGTCCCTAAACCGATTTTGTTAATTTTGGCTTGAAAACCATTTTTATCTGAATTAAACACCGCCTCTAATCCTGCGGTGGTTATGGTTGGCCGTAAGATTGTGCTCACTGCACTTACTCCTTTTTACGATAGAAATAAAAGCAGTTACACGGCATGACCTGTGGTCAATTACACCTGAATTTGAGTGCCGCTAGGCGATGTGTGTGAGTAAACCAAATGTCTGCTGCCAAGTGGTAACTACTTAGTTGGATGTAAATAAAAGCGCCCAACGCTCATGCGTCGGTTATTTAGATGTACAAGCGCTTGCAGCCCAGCACAGAGCCTGCCTTCAACTGCCTGCGTGTAACCATGTTGTCGGTTTACACCAAAACGCCTTTGACTCACCACCGTTAAACCAGCTGTTATTTCACTGGGCGCGGCTTTTACTGGTACGGTATCGTAGTTAAATCGACCTACTTGCAAGGCGCTACTGGTTGATGCAACCGCTAAAGCGCTGTTCATCTTTATGCCGACTAAAAAATCAAAGTGGGCACGCTGTGGCTTGGTATGATTGGTCACGCGATAAATGTCATCATACAACTGCTTGGAAAGCGTGACGCTCTGGCTGGTGTACGCACTTTCATTGGCCCACGCAATAAAAGTGAATGTATTTGGCTCTTTACTATGTATTGGTACCAGTACAGCATCATCAACATCCTCAAACCACTCGAAAAACTCCATCACCACACCCAGTGATGCTAAAGCGCGCTTTACAGCTCCCACTGTTCCTTTATGCTTGTGAATGGCCACCGAGTTTTGAATAAGCGTTCGTTTTGCCTCTATTGGCCATTGTTCATCCCATTCATCTACTGATAGACTCCATGCGAGCCAAGGTAGCAACGACTCTGGACAGGTTGCTGGGTGCCAATGATTTGCTACATACTCAGGAATTGACTTGCTAGTACTAAAGTGGCTTGCGCGCTCATGTGCTTGCTCAAACTTGCTGGCGTTTGGCGCAAGTAATGACTTAAACTCATCAACCGCTTGTGTTTTTGACATCAGTCACTCCTACAAATATTCAATACTAATTGAATCTGCTATGGCTGCTTGGTCAATCAAGCAGCTTATGTCATCGACGGGTGTTATTAATTTCACTTTGCGTACACCTGCTTGATGTAACATATCAATGATCCCTGATTGCGGCACTTCTTGCCCCAATTTGTAATGCTCAGCGATAAAGGTCTTTAACTTGCTATTAATTTGTTCGTCTACCTTCGCTCTATCGGCGATTTCATTGAGGTAAACTTGGGCTTTAACCTGATATTTTTTTGGCACCACTTGATGCACGCGAACCAAATCTGTAAGTGGCCTAATATCTTCATCGTTTAAATGAGTTCGAACTTGACTGATCACTTCGATGGGATCAGTACCTTGCTGAGGAAGCACCTTGACATCCACGACCCCCGGTTGACTCGAATAGACGTAAACATCTTTTACATCTTGCGTTGCTGCCATGGTTTGGTATTCATATGCTCCCATAGTACCTGCCATGCTGTGGCTTTCTAGTGAAAGTGGGATGCGTGCGCGATAGCGCTCATCACTTTCATTTTCAGAACGTTGCACGCCAAAAAGCACACCCAAATGATCTAGGTCTTTGCCTTTTGCATAAGCAACCATTACTGAACGTGCCGCATCATTGATGCGCTGGCGCAACAGTAGTTCTCTGGTCGCGGCAATTTCTAGCAGCTTGGTAGCTGGGTCAGACTCAAGCTGTGAGTACGTAGGCATTGCCTCTAATAGCGCGCTTTGCATTTGCTGATAAATGGTTTCAAATTCTAAGCTTTCAATCACATCTGGCACCGCCAAGCGTGATAGCTCAATTGCATTGTTCACAGATTACTCCTTAAATGGAAAACTCGGTGCCGTGTGCTTGATTTTGCACACAAATGAGAGAATAGTTACGGGATGATGTTTAGTGGTGGAACACCAAGTAGATACTTAGTCTTTTCGCAGGTTGCTGCCGAGCAAAGTATCAAGTTTTTTATCTATTGAATCTAATCGCTTTTCTATTCGTTTTTGGTCTTCATTGCGGATCTGCTTTAAGTGGGTCAGTTCTTGCGTATTAGTGGTAATACGCTTATCTAAGTCTCCCAGATAAAGAATTCCTGATACCAGCAATGTTACCGTAGTAATAATATGGGCTAAATTGAGCTCCTTTTTCATTTGCCAATGTTCTGGTTGACTCACTTGGCAACTCCCTTCACTTTTTCAACAGTTCTTAACCCTGCCAGGCCTAACATCCCTAAAGTCAACTCAAGCATCACCTCTAAAGGTAGTTGTGGTGCACCAACATCTGGCCAAAGCCATTGCAGTATTGGATTAATTACGAATGAAAATAAAAAGCCCAAGCCACAAACCCATAGCAAAAAAGGCCTTGCTCCAGCGACAAAAACACTTCTGTGCGATGCACTAAGTGCGTTAATTTTAGCTTGTACCTGAGCCGATTTAGCGACTAATCGCGCTTTCAGTAAGTCTTGTTTAAGCACTTCTTCTTCGCTAGTAAACAGCTCATCAAGGATATTTCCGACAGTCTGAATAGGATCCTGTGTCGTATTGCCAAATAGTGTTGCCAATAACCCCATTATTGCCACTCCCCTGTCAACATTTGCTTGGCAAGTTCGTTAGCTCTATTTGGTACTTGATTTGCCCAACGACTGTTAAGCATCTCCAATGCAGCTTGCTCGTAATTGCCCTGTTCAACATATGCGAGCATTTTCTTAAAGCCCATCAATCCACTTAACCCCAAGTTAAATGCCATGTTAATCAATACAGCTAAACGCGCTTCATTACACTTGCTAACATCAATGCGGCGCTTAACACCCGCTCTGGCTTCTTGTACGTCATGCGCTAATAACTGCTCGGCTTCTTCCTCGCCGACCCCGTTATCATCAAGATTTCGACCATACCCGATAGTCAGTTTTCCTCCTGTACAATAATAAGGGTACTGCTTGTACCCTTCGTGCTTTTTGATCTGTTCGACCGTGATCATCAGCGACATAGTTACCCCTTATTCACTATTAAGGTTGGTCGAGAATTCGACCAACAAACTGCGCTCAGCTTTGACTAACCAAAACTCTGCTGAACGTTTTGAGTCAAAGCCAACTAACTTTGCGGCCTCAGCCAAAGTGCCAGACATTAAATAACGTGCCCGAATTGCACGTATGCACTCTGGCCTTAGTGCAGCTATTAGTTGGGTAATTAACTCAATTTCCTGAGGCACTGACATTGCATCAGCACCCATAACACCGCCCGTTGGTCGGCCCGATGAATCACTAATCGAGCTACGCTTAAAGCCTTTTCCATATTCTCTGGATTGCCAAAATTTACCCCAACGTTTCAAAGCACTACGAACTTGTTTAATTGTTATGTGTGTCGTCATGGTTAATTTTTCCTATCACTTCTAAAATATCCAGTAAATACACGTCTTCAACTAGGCTGATAACGTCGTTCCATTTGGGGTCAAACTCACGATTTTCCCAGCGTCTTAATGTTCGCTCTTCAATACCATAGCTCGCAGCAGATTCCGCCTGAGTATACCCACGCATTTGACGAGCAAAGCGCAAGATCTCTCCACCTCGAGGGGTTCTCTTAGTTGTGAAGATTCTTGCTGGCTTAGAAGGTGATTGATTCAT